TCGAAGAGGGTGGTCAGACGCTGGTGCTCCCAAGCCTCATGCCCGTGGAGCGGGGTACCCGTGACAATCAGGCACGCGCTCGGCCCAGCTGTCTGGGTTCTCTGAATTGCTTCGTTGAAGAAGTCTTCACCCACGTGCTCATCGAAGTGCCCAAGGACATAAGCCGCGCCCTGCAGTACCTCCCAGCCTTCCTGGTCACTGAAGAGGCGGATAGTCGATTTCTCGTGCGGGCAGGTTCGAGCCTTGCCCTGCTCGGCACACCGGGAACAGGCCACTTGTATCTCGTGTCGGCGCTCATCGTACCTATGGAACCACTTGCCCCCTGGCGGGAACATCGGGCTTAGAGGGTTACCTTCCTCACCTTCTAGGAACTTCTTCTCGAATACCGCCGGGCAGTATTTGGAGAAGTTTACTCCGATGATGAAGGAGGAGTGGGCCCCGCCTGGGAAGTGTCGCCACTTGTGCTGGTTGGTTGAGACGAAGTAATGCTCTGCGTATCCGCTCTGCGTTTTGGAAGTACGGTTACCCGCACGGAAGTATCGTACGAATGCTTTCGACCTGTGGAACTGTCGCGCCGCACGATTCGCTGGCGTATAGAGTAGCATCGGGTCTGCGGATACAATCGCGTCGAAATCGTCATACATCCTCCTGAAGGATAGGGCCCAGTCCCTCAGCCACGGGTACTTCTCTCGCTTCTTTGCGGGCCAGTCCTTTACGACATCCCGCACAAGCTCGGCATACTCGTAGAAGCTGTCCACGGTTATCACCCGAGGAGTCAGATGAGCGGAGCGGACAATCTCTTCGCACCGCCTTAGGACTTCGTGCTCGTTCATGTTCCAACGATAAACACTTCGCATTCACATGCGGAACTAGCAGTTAGCGACAGCCCTTCTTCGGGGACAATGTCAGAGACAACCAAGAACCCACCGGCTGCAATCTTCTGTGAGTTCTTCTCCTGTGAGTAGACCACGACAGTTGCGGTGTCATCTCGGGCGGTAAGCGTCTCGCTGAGAGCCAGGGTTATGGCGGTTGCGGTAGTTGAGCTAACGAGAAACGTGCTGTTGTTGGCCGCATCGGTTGCCCCAGTTAGCCTCACATATCCACCAGCCACCACATCAACGGTGGAATCGGTGAAGTTGGTACCGGCGCCATCCTCGGTAATGGTGTCACCAGTTGCAGCATCAGCAAAGGTGAGGAGGTTGTTATATGACGCACTGCCTCTGGCATTGTACCAGACAGCTCGAACGGTGTCGGATGCGTCGTTGTTCTTGATAATTACCGCAGTGATCGATGAGAAGTGAGACAGGTTGATGGTTGTCCCGCCAGTGTCTGCTTCAATCTCTAGATGCAGATACTCATCGGGGGTCAGCGCATAGGCCGCCGGAGCCATCGAGACCTTGGGGTCTGAGTAGTCCGAGTTCTTCGAGAACAGTCCTTTGACGTGTAGCTTCGCGTAGTCTGCCATCACTCACCTCCGAGCTTCATCCTATCATGACGCACGCTGCTGAAGTCCAGCACCTTGTCGAGGGTCTCCTCATCGAGGGTGGGCTTGTAGTCATCAGCGCGGTTCTTGTTACTGAGCAGTCCGCATATCTTGGACTCCAGCTCTATATATCTGAGCTGCTCCTTACCGGGCTCGATGGAACCAACCCGTACCCCTTCTAAGAAAGCCTTCACCGCCTCCGCCCGGTCACCATCCGATTTGTTAGGCATCGTGCGGACATCGACAATGACCCAGCCCTGCTTGGACTCGAGCCAGGCGCTCACCTTCGCGGGCAGGACCTCCGACACATAGAGAGCCTTAGGCCGCTCATCTTCCGGGGCACCAGGCCACCGTCTCCACTTCTCTAACGGGTCTTTCTGCTCTTTATCCATGGTCGCACAACACTTGTTCAGTGGTCCGTATTGGACAGTTTTCCGGGTGATTCAGAGAATCGCGTCAAGACTATTCGTTACACACGTGTCCAACGATATCAAGGGTTTATGATTTTGTGCTTGCACCATGCACCGGAAACGTACAATGCTACGCGTAGTGGCTGAACCGTGTACATGAACCGTGAGTCGCGATCCTTAGACCAGTTTCAAACTAGAGTCGTGTTCAAGAGAGGGCGTGGACGTGAGGATGGTACCACGTGCCCCCCGACCGGATACGTACCCCCTACCCCCCATGCCCCAGTCTCATTATGCGAATTCTCAATATGCGAATGTGCTACTCGAGTCAGTCTCAAATTGGGAATGGTGATGGTGCTGGTGTGAATCTCAATATGGGATTTGCGCTAGGGCCGTTGGGTGTTCACGGCCTATCCTACCTAGAACATGTTTCATTTATTCGGGGATACCATGCATCAAATAGGTACGCGGTGATTATCCAATGATATCGGCATGTTACGTGGATATGTACGCGGCCATACAAATAAACGTACTTTGCATGAACTATTTTGGAATATACATATCGTGTACCGGGTTGTATGAGTGACCTAGAACTTTAACCAACGGAGACGCGACATGAAAAATGACCGAGCTGCCAAGGATGCACAGTATCGCATGATTGAGGCAATGAGAGAGATTCACCTTGAGCTGCGTAGCAGCCTAAGCAAGTTGGCTGAAATCCGAGACGATGAATTCACTCACGTGATCGAGGACCGAGACGAGGACGAAACCGTTGGTGATCATTTGGTCATGGACGCCGGAAGCGCTGTTGAGGAGCCATTGCGCGAGGCCGAAAGAGCAGCCCTAAAGGCCATTGAGACATATCGGTTGATGTTCGAATATTAATTGAAACTTTCTGGAATAGCCCGTGCTCGTCACGGGTTATACCAGGGAGAGCATAGCACGGTGATGGGTACCTGACACGGTCAGGTATTAAACCACAGCCCCCGTCCAAAGTCGTGGGGCATTAAGGAGATGCGACATGTATGCACAGTCCACTGGTGCTAACGGTGCCACGTACCGTCTGACGATACAGACAAAAAACGCAGGTACCGATGCAGAACGCACCGAATATGTGGTGCACCGCGTTACGGGCCAAGGTGATCTTATCTGGGGTCGTTACTTTAGCAATATTGCTGACGCTACGCGTTACCACATCAAGAAATTGAGAAGCTTTTGAAAAAAATTGGAATAGGCGTCGATAGTCGATGGTTATTCAAGAGAGAGACAACAAAATAGGAGATGCGAATGGATACGCTCGAAGAGCTGCGAGTGCGACTAAAGGACCTCTGTGAGGAGTTCAATTATCAGGAGCCAGACGTCGATTACTGGGAGATACGCCGCGACCTATGGAACCAAATAAGCGACGTACGCGCGTCGATTAGAGCTCTCGAAGCTCATCAAGCCTATTAGGCCCAAAGCGGGGCTTTCCGGAGCCCATTAGGATTAAACGAGCATGTTTGGGCATGCTCACCACATAGGAGACGCGGTGCAAATGAAAGCAGATGCGGCAAAGCTCAAGTCTGAGCTAACAGAGGAGCAATGGGAGGCTAACAAGTCAGCCCACTGGGAAAGTAACGAATGGGCGGCCAATCAGGTCAGATGGGTGATGTTTGAGCTCATCAAAGACCTTAACCAGAAAGGTTATGCGTCAAGCTGGGACCAATTGGAAGACGTTCAATTGGCTGGAAAACTGGCCGACGTAATGGAACGTACGCTCAAGGCTAAGAGCGACATGCAGAGCCTATTGCTCCAAATGAAGAAAAAGATGGAATTCTCACAGCCAAAGACGTCCGCGAAAAAGTCTAAAAAGAGAGATACCTGAAAATAGTTGGAATAAGGCCCAACGACCAATGGTTAACTAAGAAAAAGGAGATGCGACAATGAGTGACGATAGACGACCCAAGAAATGGCCAAAACCGACCGAGCCCGAGCCAACCATGGACCAGCTAGAATGGTGGACGTTCGACAGCGTCGTAGAAGCAACGGACGGATGCAATGTTGAGCCGGACGGTTGGTGTGAACACGGACACCCATCATGGCTACTGAAGCTCGGCATCATATAGGTCGAAACCCCTACGGGGGTCTGCAGGTTATGCCTGTACTGATGAGACCGCCCTTTGACGGGGGCAGAAAGGACCTGAGCCATGACGCTCAACAAAAACGGGGCTATCCTCTATGAGGGGCCGTCCCTAATCGATGGGCAGCCGATTGTTGTCATCGTTACGGGACTCAAAAATAGGTCAGCAAACGACAAGACTGGCGGCATGCTGCAGACATGGATTCTGCGCTCCGACGTCAACCCAAAGGTAGCTGTCTATTCGGGCCAGGATGCGAGCATCTGCGGCGATTGCCCCCACAAGCTCAGGCTATGGGGTGAACCCGAGCATCTCACCAAATCGATTAGGACGTGTTACGTCAACTTGAGGACCCCAATCTCGGTCTTCAAGTGCTACGAGCGGGGCGGGTACGCTAAAGCCGACAAGGCAACGGTGCATCTCATACGCGCTAGTAAGTTACGCATGGGTTCGTATGGAGACCCTGCAGCGGTACCCTATGGCGTATGGAAGCTGATACTGCCAGAGCATAAACGCCATAGGACTGGCTACACTCACCAGTGGGCTAGTCCAGATACAGACTCGAGGCTTAAGAGGATCCTTATGGCGTCCGTTGATACGCCCGAGGAGCGCGTTAGAGCTCAGGCGATGGGCTGGAGGACCTTTGAGGTGCGTCCGCTCGATGCGGGGCCAGGAGAGGGCTTTCAGTGTCCCTCCGACCCAACACGAGAGACACATGTGAGCTGCGAGAGATGTGGTTTATGTAACGGTGCGCCCGATGGTGTGACCCGAAGCCCATGGATTTACGCCCATGGGCCCAGCAAGAAGCGAGTAGGCGGTACGTCGGCAGCATTGCCGATTATCTGAAAAAAAATGGAATAGCCCCCGAGCGTCGGGGGTTAACCAAGAGAGGAGACGCGAAAAATGAGTGAAACGAAATACAAAATTGTGCGGATGTACCAAGAGCCTGGTCGGGGCACCAGGGTAATCAAGCGAGGCCTGACGCTGGAGCAGGCCCAGGAACACTGCAGGAGACCGGACACCCGCAAAGAGGGCGTATGGTTCGACGGATACAGCGAGGATAACCGGCGATGAATGAAGACATCAAGCGGGCCCTGCTGCGGGCCCATAATGAGAAGCACGGGATAGTCCCCAGGAAATACCTGGTGCATCGAGAAGACACACTGAGCCCTGAGGCTCAGGGATATCTCGACAGGGTGGGTGGCCTGAAACACGAGGCCATCAAGCTGCTCGAAAAGGAACGTCTGGCATGGAGAAAATCAACCATGCTCACCACTGGAGGGGGGGACATGTTCTTCATGATGGCAGGGGGAGACGAGGACGCCCTCGTGCGGCGTGAACTAGAAAACCTATGGTGCATGTGTCTCGATACTGAGGGCTGCGCTGAGTGCAGCTCTTATGCCGCTGACTGCAATTACCACGACCTCACCCTTGAGGAGCTACAGAAAAGGAACGGGTGGACATGACCAGAGAAGACAACAAGCACGTAGTTGGTGTGGGTTATTGCAGGTCGTACCCTGCGGACCGGGTCGCAGAGAGAAAAAGACAGAAGGGGCTAGTCAGGTCAATGCTGGACACATGCATTAGCTTTCTGTCCGAATACGAGGGGCGCACCAATACCTTTCTGGAGTACGACCAAGCGGTGGAGCACAACAGAATAGATATCGCTGACCACATCGTCCAGGAGCACAAAGCCATTGCTGCTTTGATACATGAAATGGTTGAAGATAACCGCAAGCACGAGGAGACGCGAGATGATGATTAAACCGGGAAGCCCTGAGCATCTGATGAGCTTAGGCATAACACCAAAGAAACTACTGCAGGCATTCGTGGACAACGGCATGCCGGGCAAGGCCCGCGAGTATGCGGCCAAGCTGGGGCTTGACCCTGAAACCTTTGAGCCGCTGGAGGTGCGTGATGCATGAGAAAATCAGGCGGGCCCTGCTGCGGGCCCACAACGAGCATTACGGGATAGCTGACGATATCACCAAGCTGCGAAACGCGGTCCGGTGGGCTGATGGGCAGAATGAAAACTTCTGGCTACCAGTTGATGAAAGCAAAAGGCCGAGTGCTAGGCAGATCATCAAGGCCTACGAGCTAGTTGGGCTCGATAGCACGGTGGACTCCATTGAGGATGCTTTAGAGCGGTTCGACCGCGAGAAGTACCTAGACCTGTGCTCGGCACTGAACAGGGAGCCTGTGGGATGACTGACAGGCACAAGCCAACCCGCATGTGGTCACGAGCCATGGCGGGCGAGCGCCGCACATCGGCACCCAAGCGGTGCATGGAGTGTGGCAAGGAATTGACAAGAGAAGAGTACCAAGCGTGCAAACCCGCCAGTCGTTGGGGTGGGCGGCTACCATACTGTACGCAACACAGGAGATAGGGATGAACAGGAAGTATTACGAGCCGGGGAACGGTACCCGGTACGACCTCATCTGGGGCTGGGTCCCAGGCTACAACGGCAAGGGCCATGTTCTCATGGTCACATGGATGAAGCGCGGCGGCAGCGGTGGCGTGTCCATGGTTGTTGGAGAGGGTTCGTTCGCTCACGAGACATACGTCTCTGAAAAAATGGACATAAACCAAGCAGACGCTAAGGCTCTCGCTGCATTCATCAACGAGAAACTTGGAATAGAGTAGCGGCCTCAGTGATTTACTGAGCAGAACAATTTTTTTAGGAGACGCGACAATGAGTAAGACAGTAATCAGATGCGTAAGAAGTGAAGACAATCACGAGTACCATTTCGTCAATGAGTATGGAGCCAAGCTGGCAACCATTACAGTGTACTGCAACGGGTACGTGAGCGCAGACATTCACGCCAAGGACACAAAGGCACGGGTGATTAACCTGGAATGGCACGATGGCGGTCCGTGCATGCTTGCCCCAGCCCAAAGGTTAGACCTGGGGAGCAAGGACTCCTACAAGCGCATCGTAAGCTTCGACTTCAACAGCCCAAAGAATGACGACGGTAGCGACCTGGGGGGTAACCCATGACCATGAGGAACTACCCACACAGCAGACCCATCGATGCCACGATACGGCAGGTGGAGCCGTTCACTATTGACCTTGCCGCTCGCGGTGGCGGCGGGCTTAACACCGAGTATGCCAAGGGACTGGCTGCCATCATGACCATCCTGTTTAGGAAGAAGGCCAAGCTCATGCTGGTTGAGGTTGTCTCTCGCCCCATGATGTCACGACCTCAGGCCGAGCGGGTTGTGCCTGTCGAGTACGGTTGGCCCATGAATTTTCATGACTACCCAGGCGCATCGCTCAAGAGCGTGGTCATCCGCAAGGCTATTATGCGGGGCATCGCAAGGGTTGGCCGCAAGCCGGGTGAGAGAGGCGGTAACCCCTCTAGAAAAATCCGACTGCACTACACGGTGCGTGACAGCTTCGGTCGGTCGGGACGGGTTGAAGGTAAGGACATTAACTGGGCTGAGCACATCGTGGAGGACAAGCATGCTGCAGATAGTGGGGATGATAATGGTTGAGATAGTGGCTCGATGGGAGCACGACAACGGAACGGTGGTTGAGTGTGCGAATGATGGCCGTGACTTCTTGGTCACGGTCGTCACTGACCGGGGCGGGTTTGTCTCGGTTCACAAGACCAAGGAAGAAGCAGAAGAGAAGTACAAGAAGGAACTAATGGCCTGGATACCGGGCTACATGGAGACGCGAGATGAGACTGTTTGAACTAGAAGAGAAGAACGGCTTCGGGCATGAGTACCTGAGGCTGAACCTGAAAAAGCTGGAGCCACGGGTACTCGAGGTCAGCGCCAACCGAGGGCTGGAGCTCGACGAGGCTGGTGAGCTCGGGCCTGGCGAGTCACTGCTGCAGACCTGCGTCGAGTATATGGAGTTCGGGCGTCACACATTCCAAGCATCGGCCATCATGTGGCTGGCGCTGGGGCCGGAGGACATTGACCTGCTCAAGCTGCTCGTGTCACGCACGCCGTACCAGAACAGGTCGAACGCGCTGACCCCTAAAGAGTTCACGAGGGTGGAGGACCCCGAGTACCGCTTCGCTGGCCTGACGTGGTGCCGGTCGGAGTCAGTCCACTGGAACAACAGGGGGCTGCGCACCGAGGGCTCCAAGCGCAAGAAGAAGGAGGAGATGCGAGCCGAGGCAGAGCGGCTGCTTTGCGGCAAGCTCCAGCTGATGCCGGAGTTGTTCGTAGTCCGGCTTCAGGCTGCCGTTGACGAATACAACAAGCAGTTTATCGACCGCACTCACGACGCGCTGAGGCACAACCATGAGGGTTGGGGCTTTCAGTCCGAGGCTGTGCTCGCCTGCGACAAAGAGATCAACGACCTGCGCCGCCAGATTAATGAGCTTCAGGGCAAGTGGAAGGCTGCGCTCAAGGAGAGACAGGCTGCACGGAACAAGGAGATCCTAGAGCACTACCTGCAGGGTGAGTTTGGCTACCTGCCTACCCCCCTTGCCGTGCAAGTAGAGACTGCACTGAGAGAGGGTCGCTGCTTTGAGGCCACGCAGCTCAACCCGGTGGCACTATGGTAGCGCAGCTTGGATTGTTCGATGTCGAGGAGAAGGTGGAGGTTGAGCCGTTGGCAACCCCACCCATCATGCTGTCACCCATCTGCATGGCGTGCAGCAAGGACCTAACCACTGGAGCAGACCTCATCGTCTACGAGGTAGACGGTAAGACCCTTTGCCCCGCATGCTATGAAGGAGATGCGAGATGACCAAGTGTAAAGATTGTGAGACGCCCATCAACGATGATGACCGGCGATGGAACAAGAACCCTTACACGGTGTACTGCCGGGAGTGTGTACACGAGCCCGTGATGCAGGCGAAGACGTGGCTGAATCGGATGGAGGAGCGGGTGGCTGATGCTCAGCGAATCTACGACGAGGAGAAGGGCATCGCTAAGGAGAAGATGCGTGAGCGACCCTTCTTCCCTGAGCGGGACGAGCTCATCCTGCGAGCCACGGATGTGGCCACACAGGGGGACGGGAACCCTCGCGACTTGAGCTGGATGAAGGTGCGTGACGATGACTAAGCTAGGAAGACCGGAGATTGTAGAGACGCTGCGCCATGTGGCGGACGAGCGGCTACTCGAGAACAACGATGATGCCACGCAGGTTGAGCACGCCATCCTTAACCGGGCGGCTGACTTCTTCGAAGGTGGTCCCATCGACACGATAGAGCTGGCGGGATTGCTCGTGGATATGAGTGATGTCATGCTACCATTGGGGGAAGCAGAGGGTATCGACCCTGCAGTCATGGGCATGCTTGCCCACTCGCTGCTCGATGTGGCATCAGCCTTGCGAGATGCTGAACGCAAGGTGAAGCTGCCAACCATGAACTAAGGAGACGCGACATGAAGACAGGCGACCAAGTCATTGTGAACCTCGGTGTATGTGAGCTCTATGGTGCGCACGTTGTTGCCACCGGCGACAAGACTGACCGAGTATGTGTCCAGTACCGAGACCCGCGCAACGGGGAGTTCGTCACCCGCTGGGTGGACCCTGACGAAGTGCGGAAGGACTAACGCAACCATGCCTAAAGGTCCTGGCAATGGTGGCGGGGAGGGGTCGGCAACGTCAGCATCGAGAGATGCGCTGACCCTTCCCAACTTCTCGAACCCACTGGCCCGAGCCCTGTCCAAGAGGCTGGCCTACGTGCGTGAAGAGCGCGAGCTCAGCGTGCGTGATGCCGCCAAGCAGGCAGGCCTGAGCTCCGGCAGATGGTGGGCTATCGAGAAGCACTGCATGCTGCCAAGTCCAGCAGAGGCAGAGCGCCTAGCCAAGTGGGCGTTTGAAGGCGTTGACTACACTGACAGCAAAGAGCTTAAGCCCCGCAAGAAGGTGAGCCGGGGAGCGGGCTGGGCCACCCACAAGTACCACCTGCCCAAGAAGGAGACCACCCGGCTACGCCGTACCTGCAGAAGGATGGGGCTGACCATCTCGATGTTCACCCAGCTGGCAGTGGAGAGGCTGCTCGACAACGAGCCCGTGCTCGGCACGCTTGAGGATGCGGCTCGTGAGATAGAGCGGGCCCGCATCACGGACCTAGTGAACTCAGACAAGAACATCGAGGTGCTACTGAAGGGAGAGCTCGAGTTGGCTATCGAGATGGGGGCCAAGCTAGTGCCGGAGGCCAAGGTGTCTGGGCGCAAGCCAGCTATCCAGAAGTTCGATGAGCCAGAGCCTGAGATGTATGTCGATGATAGCTGGGAGATCCTCTAGTCTATCCGCCTGACCCTGGGCTCACGCTTCCTGTCATCCCACCGCCACATCTCCTTGACCACGCCGGGCGGACACTTGAATTCCTTGAGCGTCTCAAGCTCCACCCCACTCACCCATCGGTTGCACTTCACCTGTATCAAGCGGACGTCGTCCTCCCCAATCGCCACCACATCCCACTCACCCAGGCTGGCTGCACTCCTGCAGCACCGATAACCGAGCGGTTCGAGGTACTTCATCGTCCGATGCTCAGCCCTTGTCCCCTTGGCCTTGCAGTTCTTCACCATGTCACGCCCCCTGAGCCACGTTCTCCGCCGAGTGATGCCCTACTATCACCCAGCAGCGAACGCGGCTCAGAGAGCAGCCTGGCCTCACTGATAGCGATACTTGGGCAACGTCTCAAACCTAGTGTACGCAGCCGACCAGCGCAAGTTTGCTGTACCTGTACTGCCGTTCCTGTTCTTGGATATCTTGACCTCAGCCCCAGCCGGGTCGTCGCACGCCGGGTTGTAGTACTGTTCGCGGTACAGAAACATCACAGCGTCAGCGTCCTGCTCGATGCTGCCCGACTCGCGCAAGTCCGAGAGCACCGGGCGCTTGTCTGGCCTCCGCTCTAGCTCACGGTTCAACTGGGAGAGGGCGAGCACTGGGACCTTGAGCTCTTTAGCCAGAGCCTTGAGCCCTTGTGATATCTCGCTGACCTCCCGCTCCCGGTTGCCGTCAGTCTTCCGGCCACGCATCAGCTGCAGGTAGTCAACCACGATGAGGCCAAGCTCCTTGCGGTGACGCCGGGCGGTGGCCCGTACCTCATCGATGGACTGGGCTGGTCGGTCAGTCACCTTGATGGGTGCCTTCTGGATTGCCTCGCATGCGCGGGCGAAACGGGGCCACTCGCTCTCGGTGAGGTGACCGAGGCGCAGCCTGCCCAGGTCCACCTTCCCCTCCGCAGAGAGCAGGCGCTGTGTCACCTGCTGCTCACTCATCTCCAGCGAGAAGAAGAGCACCGGCTCACCGGCTGCAGAGACGTGGCGGATAATGTCCATGGCAAAGGCTGTCTTGCCCATTGAAGGACGGGCCGCCAGGATGTAAAGGGAGCCGGGTTCGAGACCAGACAGGAGCTTGTCGACGTCATCAAATCCGGTGGACACCCCCACTAGTTGTCCGCCTTTCTCCCTTCTGGCTTCGAGGTCTAGAAACTCATCTCTCACCATGTCAGCCATGCTGCTGGTGGAGGTAGCCTCGGAGCCGGTAGAGAGGGTGACCAGGTTGTTGATCGTCGCATCGATGAGGGAGTCCGACGCACCCGCAGCATCCCACGCATCCTCGAGTCCGTTGGTCATCTCGCGAATGAAATGCCGACGACGCGCCGCCTCTTGCACGATGCTCAACCAGTGCCTGAAATTTGCAGTGGTCGGCGTGCAGTCCACCAAGTCAGTCATGTAGCCACGAAGGCTGCCTGACTCTCGCTGCTGGAGCTCACGGCCCACGGTTATCTCATCGACCGGGTCTTGCCGGTCAGATACAGCCTTGATGGCTGCGTAGATTGCCCGATGCTTCGGGTCGTAGAATGCATCAACGCTCATAATTGTCTGGTCCAGCGTATCCGTGTCGAGCAGCAGTGCGCCAAGCACTGAACGCTCAGCCGCAATGTCATGTGGCAGTGTTCCCATCAATGTCCCCTTTAAGTTTTGCAACGAGCACCGGCCACGCAGACTCACCCTGCGAAGCCAGCAGCTCCATACCTTTCTCGATCGTCCCCACATCCCAGCGACTAAGAGCCAGGATGTCTTGGCGCATTGGCGTACCGAAGCCATGCAGTGCCCCCAACTTCACGAGCCTCGCCTGCCTGTTGTCGGCAGCGGGCTCGGGCTTCACTCGGTCGGCCAGCTCAATGAACTGCTCGACCTTGGTGGTGTTGCGGAAGATGTATTCGATGGTGTGTCCTGCTGCGTGCTGTCGATGCCACTGGTCCATCAGATTACCATCGATCGCCTTCTTCAAATCGGCAACAGAGAATCCCTCTTTGATTCGTGACGCGATGCGTTTCCAGTCAGCGTGGCCCGGCCTCAGCTGCCTCCCTCGGCGGGGATGCTTTGAGCGATAGTGGTCCACGATCTCCTGAATCTCGGAGTTATTATTCCTTGATGGTTCTAATGATGGTTCATGGTGTGTCACTGTGACACCCCTAGGCATGTCACTACGCCCTCCCCCCATGTCACTCTGACACCCCCCCGTGTCACTCTGACACCCCCTCTTGATAGGGAGCTGGTAGATGTTGCTGGACTGGCTGCCGTCGTCACGATTGCGGCGGTCTACCTTGACGAGCCCGACCTTCCCAAGCGTCTCGATTGCTCGGGATACGGTGCGCCTAGCCAGGCATGTTCTGTCGGAGACTGTGCGGATGGATGGCCAGCACCTACCACGCTCGTCGGCGTAGTTAGCCAGCGCAAGCAGCACTAGCTTCTGAGCTGGCGACACATCTGGGACGGACCACGCCCAGTTGAGTGCCTCTATTGACATTGAAATTTCCCCAAGGATGGCGGGCAGGGGCACAGGCCGGAGACGCGACATCAACCAAAACCTGCCACAAAGGGTTGCCCCTGCCCGCCAAATATCTAGTGCATTGCTACATTGGCCACAAGCTAAAAGGGCATTTCTTCCTCGGTCACCACGGGCTTGGCTGCACGGGTGGTGAGCTTGGCCGGAGGGTCGAAGTAGTAGTCGACCTCGGGGTACCCTTTGGCGTTGGCCTTGAACTGGGCGACCAGCGGCTTGTTCACCAGCTCGTGTGCATCGGGGGGATTGTTGAAGTCCTCGCCAACTGCAGTGAGGAAGCGCTCAAGATACTTTAGACCACCGGGCGAGTACGAGCAGTCCTCGAACGCAGTGAACACCTGGCCATCGACGAACACGTCGAGAACCACCTTGAGTCCAGGCGATGACTTGTACTCTACCTCCTGAGCAGAGCGGACTTGCGCCTCGTACTTGCCGGGCTTGAAGCTGTTATCTTTGAGGTCACGGGGGTTATACTTGAGGGGCATCTTGCGTCTCCTGTCGGCTGAGTAGCCAGTTGATCATAGACTCGACCTTTGTCTTGCCGAGTCGGGTTAGTGTTTCACGGGTGATGTTCCCCTCCATTCGTCTCTCAACGATGGAGCGTGTCTCATCCGTGGCTTCAGCAAGCAGGACAATGCCCTGCTCAACCAGACCCCTCATGGGGTCCTCGTTCAGGTGCTTCGCATACTCGTCGTAGCTCAGCAGAATCTTGGCGGGCATATCGTAACCGACACGGCACTTGGTGTCACGGCCAGGCCCGCCCTCGAAAATAATCCAGCGCTCGGAACCCCGAGCCACGCTCTTTGCTTTGCTCTCGCCATCAAGAACACGAGTGTTCATCTCGCGGCAGGCGTGCCCCACCTGATCAGACCAAGCAAGCAAGAGCTCCCAGCTACGCTTCTCCATCTGGCCAGCGAACTTGTAGAAGTCAGCGCCGAGCGCGTTGGCTTGCTTGAGGAGGCCAACATGGCTGAGCATGATGACACCCATGCCTCGGTCCTTCACCTCGTCGAGCAGGTTGATGAGCTCTCGGAAGAGCATGGCCGTAGCCTTCTCGCCCTGACCCCACTGGTTGTAGCCACCGCCACGACCAGAGGCGTGCCACTTACCACCGAACTCACGGTCACAGACAGCCTGCGCTGCGAGGTGCTGGGCCCCATTGATAGTATCGATGACCAGCCACTTGCGGTCGTGGTCACCGTCGAGCACCGTGCGCACACAGTGAAGCAGTTCATCCCACGACTCACACACCCCAGTGTTGGGCAGGCGCATTACATCGAGGCCCTCGATACCGCGCTCAGTGCAGATGAAGACAGGGTTCTCGGCGGCAGCACCGAACGTGCTCTTGCCGATGCCCTGCTCACCAAGCAGGGTAAGTCCTGGCAGTGGTTTGGGCTTAGGTTTTGGTTTAGACAATGAGTATCCTTTGCTCATGCCGCATCTCCTTTCAGACTTAACTCTGAATGTGCGCTCTCCTTCTTGGCGAACGCGGGTGAATCCAATGAATCGAAGCCAGTGCAGACCTCGAAAAATTCGCATGTTCCATAGCGCGTCATGCACGCCTGTGTGTTTCGAATCCTAGGGAACTCGACACCGAGGACCTGGCTTGGCTTCTCAATGTTTCGAGCAATCCTCAGTATCTCCCCCATCTTCTCGTCATGCTCAAGGTGAGCAATGGCAATGTTGCGGCGGATGAAACGCTCTTCCTCCGCCCGATACATCTCACGCATGCGCCGGGAGAACTCGGTCATGCTCTCCCTGTTGGCCAGCTTTCGAGCAGAGAACTGGAGCTCTGACTCGTCTTTCTTTTTTCGAATCGTCTTCTTCTGCTTCGGCCCCTTGGCACTGCTCGTAATGACCACGTCATACCAGAACTCTGGAAGCTTACCCTCAAGCTCATCGAAGATGAACGAGGCAGCCTCACGGTAGAGTGTCACCTGCGTATCCATGACCAGGCGCGACCACCAAGGGGAGCCAAACATCTTAGCGTCTTCCACCCCGCTGGTCTTGTGGTCCCAGATGATGAGCTTCCCATCCTTCTTGCGGCGCAGAATAAGATCCATCTTGCCAGCAAATTGAACAGGACCGAGGCCATCATCAGCCGCCCACTCCCACTCATGCTCCACCGCAATCACGTCGAAGAGGTTGTAAGACTCAGCCCAGCGGTGGCAGTAACCACCAACGTAAGCTCGGACCTTGACCGCCTCAATCTCGCCCGACTCTGAAGCGAAGAACTCAGTGGACTTAATGTGCTCATCAAGGGCAGCTACAGCACAAGCAGCATTCCCCTTGCGCCAGAACTCGTTGATGCCAACGTGTGCTGCGGTGCCAACCTCAAGGGCTTTGCTAAATTGCGTTGGTCGATAGGTTAGTCGATAGGCGAACTCATGGTATCGGTTGCACCGAAGCCATGCGTTGATGGACGAAGCTGTGTGAATCATGCGTTCCTCTGTGGTGGCTGATGTCGCTACACTAATAGTAAACACCTCCGACAAAAACTCAAGAACTAGTACACCCTTTGTCAACTTTTTTCTTGAACAGAAGTACACCGCACGTATACTCACCCACATGACCGGACTATCAGAAGGATGCATGCAATTACACGAGTGGTTCAAAGATCACCCGGACCTAACCAAGACCGAGTTTGCGTACGACATAGGGGTGTCGAAGCAGACGCTGAGTCACATCCTGTCTGGCCGCAGGCAGGTAACGATTGAACAGGCTGTCGCAATCAAGAGAGAAGCAGGCATCGAAGTGGCAGACTGGCTCGAGTTCTAGCACGGAGGGAGTGTGGTGGGGGGTGACTGCTAAGAAGGTAGGCTACTGCCAGTCTTGCATTAAGACAGGGGTGGAGCTCAAGCTGACGCTAATGAACGGCAAGCCGTACTGGTTGTGTCGTCGCTGCCTTAATCCGCTACCAAAGGATGCGTGGGATATTCACCACGGAAACCAGGCAAAGGCATGGGGCGCATCCAAGTACAAGAAGAAGGGTAAATGATGGTCTATCTCGGTATCATTCTGGGAATCTTGGTCAGTGTCGCAATTTACTGCACGGCAAAAGAGCGGTGGAGGAGGTATCGGCTGCGCAAAATCTATGGCAAATTGGGCGAGCGATACATTAACCATGACGATTAGGATAGGGCTACCACTCATCAAGAAGAGTGTAGCTGAATGTCTTGCACCCGGTTGTCGCAATTTGCAACCGAGCCAAGCGCATCATCT